CCCATTCTGACCAGCCAATACTCTTCTGGTGGACTCTGTACAGATAGAAAGATTCCTTTCCGGTGATCCGGATTGCTTCCAGTCTTCTGTTCTGTCCGGTGGTTCCGATCAGAGTGTCCTTGGTGATGTTCTTGTATTCTTTGTTTCCGATCCCTTTCATATGGACAACAACATTTGTTTCTCCGACCGGCTTAATATGAAGCGCTTCAATTCTACGATTCTGACCGGTAGAACCAACCATTAAGCCATCGGACTGCCAGTTACCCCATCCAATGCCTCTCATGTGAGCCTGGTATGAAATTGTACCGAACTTATCGGTCTTGTTCTGGAATGCTCCACCAGCCTTGATCTCTCCGTCGATTGGTTCTGCTTTCTTCTTAACTGATGCTACTGGTGCTGCAGACGAGATTCCGAATGCTTTGAGGATCCCTCTTGCGAGATCGTCAATCTGGCTGTTGAACTTGTTGAGATCCCCCTGGTTTGTAATGAATCCATTTTCCAGCAACCGGTAGCTGTAACCTTTTGCAGCTGCGAGATTGACATTTGCAAGATGCGCTCTGCCTACAATCTTATTTGCTCTTCCAGGGAAGAAGGAAACAATGAAGTTAGCAAGCGCCGTGTCATACTGATCCGGATTATATCCTTCTTTAATAATTACATGACCACCTTTGGCTGTCGATACATTGCTGTCCATATGAAGTTCCAGGATCTGCCAATCCTTTGAGATTTTGAGTGAGCTGATACCTTTATCAACATACCAGTTCCGGTTTGTATCTCCAAGAGTAACATTACTTCCTCCATACGCTGCGATTCGTCTTGCAAGTGCACGGACTCTCTCTGCCTCGGTGTAACCGTATCCAACAGCTCCACTGTCACCGGCTCCGTGTCCGGCTATTAAAAATAAATGTGCCATAATTGCTCCTTTCTGTGCGACGTCGCACACACTATATAATATGTTAGAGGACGATTATTCGCCCTCTACTTACACTGCTGCTTATACAACTGATTTACTCCAGTTGCCGCTAATCCGCTGGCCATTCCGACCGCAACTGCATTGATCACATCACCGGCTGGAAAGTCCGGCATTGTATAGAGTCCGGCAACGCCCAGAACTCCGCCACATACAGCCATGATGACTGGAATCCATTTATCTGGAATTTTCTCATATGCCTTGCAGCCAAGTCCAATTACATAACAGATTGCTACGATTCCTACTACTGTTCCTAATGTACTAATATCCATGCTTAATCCTCCTGATCATGCGCTTGCTTATTTATATGCTTCTGAATCTTGTCTATTGCTTCTGTAACAGGTCCATTACATCCCTGTTCTTTCAAACCTTTCAGACAAGCCAGAATTCCATAAGTAAGCAAACATTGTTCTGATTTCATTCTTTCTATCTCTTTATCCTGCTCATTCTGTCTTAAATACCACTTGTATACTGCGAAAACAGCGGAAAAGATAACCACTACGGCCGTTAATAAGCTTCCAGCAGTAATGATTGTGTTTACGTCTACATACACTCTATGTACCTCGATTCTTTAATTTTGCGTATAAAAATAAGACCTTACGGTCTTGCTCTGATTTCCATGTATTCACCTCCTTGCATAGAAAAAGAGAGGTGTTAACCTCTCTCATTATGATTCTTCTTATTATTGCCATCATATAATTCATATAATTTTTTCAAATCTTCACATTGCTTATTTTTCTTATATGTCCTTCCAGTCGCTTCGATTTTAATTCTATTCCATTCAAATTTCAGATACACTCGAACATGTCTCAAGAGTTTTTCTTCCCATATACTCCTATTTATCAAATATTTTTCCAATTCTTGGCGAAACTCTTTTTCGTAACATTCTTTTTCATAATAGCGTAAATACGAAGCACGCAGTCCTTGGTAATAAAAGACTAGCTTTTCTACGCACCTATCAATATTCCTATCAATTTCATCTGAAAAATTTAAATGCATATGTATTAAAAATCTCAATTTTTCTATTTCACTTATATGCTTTCTATATGTATCTGAATCTTTCATCCCCTTGTCTACATTATCAATCGTTGTTGTACTAATCAAATCTGATATATATTCTCTGAATTTGTATAACCACTCAACTCTATTTTGGGTAACAGCATTGACATAATGTACTGCTTTGTTGTTTCTAACAGAAAAATAAAGCGAAATACTGCTGATTAAAAAAGTAAGTAATATTCCGATTGAAGTTAAAGCATCTTTATTTTCGCTAAAGAACTGTAACATTTTATTCATTATTACTACACTCTCCTTCCACTGTCATTATACAGCAGAAGGAGAAGTTTTCCAAGAAAGATTCATTTTCAACCGATTATCTTGCGTATAATCTTGTGATACCTCCGTTGTTGTAGATTTTAATCTTGTTGCTACTCAAATATGAGATCCCACCATTGTATGCACCAGAATAATATGCTTGATGTGAACCGGACCCGTGATCTACAACAGAACGACTTGTTAATACCTGTGCCGGTACGATCGTGCTTGCAAGTTCTCGGTAATAATTTCCATTTGTACTGCTTGCAAGTCCGCACGTGATCATGAACTCTGAATACTGCGATACATCGACTGTAATTGTGGAGTTTCCTGCTGAGGTCTGGTTCTTTAGCAATGTCCACTCTCTGTTCGCCTTGTTATCCACCTTTGTAAATAAAGCAGTCATACTCTCGCCGTTCACATACGTATCCTTATCATTAACTACTACGGACGGTACTGATGCCGAGCCGCCCTCATGAGATGCTTTCGTTGAAATTCTAGTAGACGCATTTCTAAGATACATTTCCTCACTATCCACACCTATTTCCAGATTACATATAAATACTTTTGCGCAATCGACACCCTCTCCTAATCGAATCTCGTCACCTTTGAAGGATGCAAGTTCTTCAGTCCCCTTCCTAACTTGTACACTGGTTCCATCTATAAACACATTAAATCCAGCAGCATTACCGATCGTAGCTGTTGGAGCATATACCGGTTCGGATGCCACTCTCCAGTTTATACCGTCATATGTGAAGGTTACGGTTGCTCCGTCGGTCCAATATACATCCCGGACACCTTGGATATACATTGCTTTTGCACCAGTACCGGCAATGTTAAGTGTTGGGCTTGATGCAGTGTTTGCATAAGTAAATTTAACAGCTACTGTTGCTCCGGCTTTTAACGAAAGTGAACCAGCCGCCAAACTTGCAACTTTCGCTACGGTTCCAGCTGCAGTATCGCATGTCGCATAGAGCATTTGTCCATCTTTACCAGCTGTTCCTGTCTGCCCTTGTGGCCCCTGTGGTCCTTGTGGTCCTGTATTACCTTTTACACCTTGTGGTCCTTGTGGTCCGGTCGCACCAGTATCACCTTTCACTCCCTGAGGTCCCTGAGGACCTGTAGCTCCTGTGGCTCCCTTATCTCCTTTTTCGCCTTTCGCTCCTGTTTCGCCTTTGATCTTACTCCATGTATAAGCTCCCACCGTAGTAGGATCCGCCCGATTAAAGTCCGTACACTGTCCAATGTAATCCCCGACTGTTTCTCCAGAATTTGATGTGAATGTCTTACCGCCATCATTGGAGTATTTAATGTGCAAGTATGATGTTTTCCCATCTGCACCATTGGTTCCTGGGATTCCCTGCGTACCCTGTTCTCCCTGTAAGCCTTTGAATCTGTACCAGGTATATTTGCTTGGATCTGTCGAATCCAGCTCTGTATAGTCCACATAGGTTCCAATATAAGTATTCGGGACTTCTGACATCTGAGATGAGGTTGGATTCTCTACTGGGGAATATTTTATATGGAAATAACTGGTCTTCCCGTTTGTTCCATCTTTACCCGCCGGTCCTTGAGGACCTGTTGCTCCGGTGGCACCTGTCTCTCCTGTTGGACCAGGGATACCCTGTTCACCCTGGAGACCTTGCAATCCCTGTAAGCCTTGGGGGCCTTGTTCACCTTGTGGTCCCCGAGGACCTCTCTCGCCCTGAAGACCTTGTTCGCCCTGAGGACCCTGTTCGCCAGTATCCCCTTTCTCCCCCTGTGGGCCTTGTGCTCCTGTCTCTCCTTTTTCTCCCTGCGGGCCCTGCGCTCCCGCTTCTCCATCAGTTCCATCGTTGACATTACTGATCGTAACTTCGCAGGTTCCCCGCAACGCATCTCCCTGATCTCTTACCTCCAGTACGTACGTTGCTGTGCCAGATACATCCGATGCTTTTACAGTAACCGATTTTTCTTCCGAAATCTTTGTTCCTTCTTTTAACCAGGTTATTTTCAGATTGTCTGTGATGTCTTTGCCCCCGTCTATAACCTTTGCCGTCAGTGCTGTTGTTCCTTCTCCATTTTTGAACATGGTTCCGTCGCTCGAAACAACTGAACACTGATATGGCTTTAATGCATCCATTAATTTTTCAATCTGTTTGGTCGTTGTTTCACTTACTTCGCTCTTTAATTCAGAAAAATTGTCAAATGTCGTTTTATTATTTTTCTTATTCGTGAGACTTATAACCTGTTCTGTAACTCGTGCTTTCAAATATAGCGTCGGGTGGAATGCAGTATCTTCTATCGTTACTGTATCTCCGATTTGTGCGTCTACATAGCCTTCTACCGTATATTCTGCCTTCGGTACACACAAAGTTTTTAGTTTTGCCAGAGCCTTTGAGTACAGAGTGTTTTTGTCTTTCGTATCATAGCTCCATATCTTAACAGCATACCGATCTGTCGTGTAATCTGTTAGCATCGAAGGAAATCTATCCTTTGCCTGCACCGCCAGAATATTCGTGCCACTTGTCTGGTATTCAAGATTTCCATCCTTGTCATACTCTTTTTTACTCAATCCACTGATGGTTATGTTGTCTGTTCCATATGGACGAATCGCCGTGCATAGTTCTGTGATATCCATCTTTCTTTCGACGCCGTTAAGTCCTTTTCCATAACGGATTATCTCTCCTGACCGGTCCTGACCGATTCCCTGTGTTGTGTCCGAATGTTCCTTGTACACATTCATTGTGATCTGTTTCAACGAATAGTCATTATTCAGTTTCGGAACAAATTCTACTTCAGCATCGAAATTTGTTGCTAAAGAATATAATCGGCTCAGCATGTTATCACTTGACTCCCACGTGAGCCTTCTGGAATATGTTGATATTTCGTTGATACCTATCTTCACCGCTCCAGGCCCATCAAACACTTTCATATATTCTACGAAAGTCATAGCTTTCGATGCTGTGTATGCATCTTTTTCTTCTTCAAGCAGTTCAAACAGTAATGCGTAAGATTCTACTGTCACGGTATTTTCATCTTCGTCCGCACTCATGATGTTGAAATAATAATCTCTATCTTTATATTTGAATGCCAGGTGATTCCCGACCGTCAGATATTGTGCATCTTCATGCTTTGCCGCCACGCTGAATTCAAAGGTGCATGCAGCGCCTTTAAGATATGTATGCAGTTCATCATTATAAAAATGCAGTGCTTTAGGCACCCTGTTATCCATGAACGCTACTGCATGATTCCCTATATCAAGTACTGCAATCCTTACATTTTCCATCTATATAAACGCCTCCCTTATATATGCCTTCACCGTTGGTTCCGGCGTGCTAAATTCCGAACAATGTATCTGCACTGTTGTCTCTCCCGGTGGAGCCAGAAAATATGTACTTCCCAATACCTCGTCGTCCATGCTGATCACATTATCCACATACACCTTGGATGATTCTCCATCTACCCTTATTGTGCATCCGGGTTGGTATCTATTCGGGATGTCGTATCTGTAAGGAACTTTGTCCTTCCGGAAAGATAACTCTGTCAATAGCATTCTTCCCTTGTTTGCCTCCGTGGAAAAAAAGCTCTCTGTTGCTCCTTTCATGTTTCCCATGAATATCGTAACTGTTTTCGCTTTTTTTGCAGCAAGCGTATCATTCCGGAATTGATATTTTTTTCCACATATGTTGAACTCGAATAATCCTGCGTTTTTAGTAATAGAAATCAAGTTGCCGGACTTTGTTGTCAGGTTGGCATAGTTGGGTGTGAATTCAATTTTATTTTTGTCCTGTCCGCCTACACGGCACTTATAGTGTGCTGTATTGGAAGTCTTGGATGTTTTGTTAAAATAGATCAGCGCCAGGACTTCTCCCTGCTCATCACCGATTACAAACTGTAGGATTCCGGTCTGTCTTACTCTTTTGACTGTTTCATAGTCTACTCTACACTGCGCTTTGAAGTTTGCCGCACCAACTTCTCCGTTTTCATCTGCAGGAAGTGTGATTGTTTTGCACGCCCCTCTGTAGTAATTTCCACTTCCGAGCGATGACAACGTTATCCAGGATCTTCCATTGTAATTCAGACTCTTAAATGTTCCGGTTTTACCGAATGTCTTTTCTGAGGTCACTCCTTCGCCTGTTGTCATCTGATCGAAGTCTGCATACTTTGTTAGGTTGATTAGCTGTACGGATTTGTTCGCTTCTCCGTCATCTTCCTCATCGATACGTCCAAGTTCGATGGCGCCATATTGTGATACGATTCCGATGTATCCATTCTCATGGTTGTGTGTGATTTCATAGTCGATCGGCACTGCTTCCGAGCCCTCATTTATAATGGTCATTTCCAGGATACCATCTTCGTTTTTTGCTGCAGTAAATTCTTTTTGTGTCGTTGACCATGCTATTCCTTCCGGTATCAACCAGTTTATGGTTCCTTCTCCCAGACACCCTGTTTCCTCAAATTCAAGATCTCCTGTTGGTATTGCCCAGCAATATCTATCTGGCGTATTGCCAAATACCAGTTTTTTCGGTTCATCCACATTCAATATTTTCTGCAAAGCATCATATTTTTCTTTTATATTGTCAAGTATGGTAAATGGCATCGGTATTGTCTTCGCCTTATATGTTGTGTAGGAAAAATCGTCACCTTTTGTCACATCTCCCCTGCTTATCACATTGGGTTCCCAACTCGGGCCTACAAAAGGCGTAAAGCCCTGGAGAATATCTATGTATTCTCCAAGCTCTTTCCCGTCAAATTTCACTGATAAATTCATTCCTTTACGCCTCCGATCATATTCCTTAGTTTCTTCTGTTTGTCCAGTCCTTCTTGGATCGGATCAATGATTTCTTTCGCAATCGTCTTCTCGTTCAGCTTTATTTCAGCAATTATTGGTCTTGACTGAATTATTTTTGCCAACCTCTTGAGATCATTTTCTGACAGCTGATCTGTCGTCTCTTCTTTTTTATGTCTTGCGTATTCTTCTGCAGTCGCCGAGGCTGTAAGTTTTCCTGCTATATAATCCTGCTGATCCATCGCTGTCGCATACACTTTTGGCATTATTTCTGCCAGGTCAAGCCCTTTTAATTTATCTGCTATCGCCTCAGTGTCTATCGCAGATACTGTTTTCTCAGCTACTGCTTCTGCAGATTGCACAGCACTTTTTGCCTCATCATCAATTCCAAGTCCAAAACCTTCGCTGAACCAGCGTCCCAGTTTTCTTGTTAATTTTGATGGAGAGTGTTCATCCAGCGCATGCTTCGCCGCTTTATATGCCGCTTTCGCCATTTCGGCAGCTTTTGATGCTGCACCCTTGATCCACGATCCGATTCCTCCTACAAAACCTTTGCCGAAATTATATCCAGGATCATGACCGCTCACACTGCCAGCTCCAGATTTCGCATTGTTTCCAAGAGATTTTCCTCCCGAATTCGCCTGCCTCGTTTTACTACTTACACCAGAACTATACTGTGTTCCGAATTTTCCTCCTGTGCCGTTCGGATTTACACTTCCGGCTCCTTTGTTGGCCGCGTCTGCATTGCCTTTTCCCGCGGATCTTGCTTTTCCAACCAATCCGCCGATTCCAGATGCGAACTTGGTACCAAATCCTTGTCCTGTCGTTATCGGGCTTACACTTCCGGCTCCTTTGTTGGCCGCGTCTGCATTAGCTTTTCCTGCAGATGCCGAATCTTTGGTTTTGGATGATACTCCTATCCCAAAATACGACATCACTTTGTTTCCAAGGTTTTCCAATTGTTTCCCAACATCACCTGATGTAAACACATTCAGGAATGCTGATACAAATTCTCCTGCTTTGGTTAATACGTTCTCTTTTCCGGCTTCAACACCGTTTGTCGCACCATCCATCGCAAGCTTGAAGATTTCTTCTGTCTTCTTAGATGGAGAATGTTCATCTAGGGCTGATCTAAGAGATTCCAGAAACTCATCTACACCTTCTTTTGCCGGATCTTTCAGCTCATCAAAGCCTTCCAGCCCCTCCAATGCGCCGTATACCGCATTAGCGAATTTCTTCTTTGTCTTCTTATCTAAGCCATCGAATTGATCTAATATGCCATCTACGGCACCTTTCGCTTCTGATGACAGCTGACCTTTCATGTCTCCGGCTATCAATGCAGCTATTGCGGCCGGTGGAACTTTTTTCAGTTCATCTGCAGATTTTGGTGCAGCCTTGGCAAATTCTTCCAGAGTTGCTTTTGTGGCTTCAGATGCCTGTTTCTGCATCTCTTCTGTGAATCCCGGTGTTTTATTCTTCACTTCCTGCCGGATCAGATCTTCCGTCTTAGATACTTCAACTACCTGCTTCTGGAGCTCCTCGCTTGTAGCATTATTTGCAGTTTTTACTCCTGCAGTAATTTTATTAACTGCCGCTTCGATTGCATCTGCATTTCCACTCGCTGCCGCTTCCGCCAGCTGAGTATACTGCTCAATGTCACTCGCATATTGCGCCAGTGTATCAGAGCTCTCCTTATATGCGTCTTTATTAGCTTTCAGTGCCTTATTGGCATTATCTACATCTTCTTTTTGTTTCTGTATCTTTGCATCCAACGTTGCTACAAGAGCCTTATTTCCTTGCACAACGGCATCGCTTTTTTCTTTCTGCAGTTCTTCCAGTTTGGCGCTTTCTTTTTTTACAGTATTCTCTGCCTTTTTCTTAGCTGTATATGCTTCACTAGCCTCTTGAGCCGCCTGCATCTGGTTGTTTACAGCTTCTTTATATTTCGCTTCCTGAGAAGTAAGAACAGCCTCTATCTTCTTCTGCTGAATCGTCTTCTGGATCTCTTCCTGCAGTTTTTGATAGTTTTGAATCTGTCCATTAGTAAGATTGACCTCTATTCCAAGCGCCGACGATAACTGAGACGTGATGAATGCCGCTCTGTCTGCTTCTCCATCTTTAACTTTTCCATTGGAATCAACTATCGTACTCAATTCATTGCTCAGTGACTGTAGACTATTTAACTCGATCAAATCTGCTGCCGCTTGTTTGTCCTGGGTGGCCACCAGATCTTCGTAAGACTGTTTTCTGTCCTGGGCAACTTTCAGATTCGTCTCTGCCTCTTTTGCAGAATCTTTTAATGCTCTGGAATGTGCTTTTTCTGCTTCCGTCTGCTCAGACAATTTATTTCTCATTGCAGTGCTCACTGCAATCATTGCAGTTGTTGCCACAACAGCTAAACCAATCGGATTCGCCTCTATTGCTTTTGTCAATCCTTCTTGTGCTGCTTTCAAAATATTTGTAGAAGCTGCCGCTAAACTTACTTTTCTCTGGAATAATCCAAGTACCGACTGTCCTGCTGTCAGCGTAACATTATATTGCCTTCCGGTATATTTTGCCGCTTCCATCTGTTCTACATAACGACCGATAGCAGTCTGTGCAGTTTTCCACCATGAGGAGCTATTTTTCACAGCTTTCCCCAGTGTTGTAGTGGAATCCCCTAACTGTTTGGTGATTTTTAATTCTTTGTACGCAGCCACCAATCCTGTGACAATCGGTATTGCAGTTTTTGTATTTTTCGCAAGGAATTTCATTCCTTCCGCTACTTCCGGAAGTACATTCTTTGCAAGTTCCCCTCCGGTATTGACGATATCTCGAATCGGCTCAACAATGCCTTCTGCTGCCGGTCCGAACTTATCCACCTCGTCACAGGTGTCATTGAATATTTTTCCTGCTTCTTCAACTACTCCATTCAGTCCACCAGTCGTAAATGCCTCTGATAACCGGTTTATATCTTCCGTACTAGCGTCTACTGCACTCTTAAGTGGCTTTTCCATCTTTTCGTATACGTTGATGCCAAAGCCTTCTAACGCAGATCCTGCGATTGTGATACTTCCTTTCAGGTTGTCATTCATGGTGTTGGCCATCTTTTCAGATGCACCATCTGCGTTTTTGATTGAAGATGCCAGCTTTTTGAAATCTGTATCCGAAGCATTCACGATCGACAACAGTCCAGACATTGCCTCTTGTCCGCCAAGTGCGGCTGCAGCTGCAGCTTTTTCATCTTTTGGAAGTCCTCGAAGGGAATCTCTCATATTTTCCATTACTTCCATCAGTGACTTCATGGATCCATCCGAGTTTTTCATGGAAATATCATACTTTTCCATTGCCGCAGCTGCTTCTTTTGGCGGCTTGGCCAGTCTTGTCAAGATACTTCTAAGGGCTGTACCAGCCTGTGTGCTCTTGATACCGGAGTTGGCCATTAGTCCGATTGCCTGAGACAAATCTTCGATGTTATAGCCCAGTGCTCCCGCTACTGGTGCTACATACTTAAATGTCTCACCCATCATCCCAACATTTGTGTTGGAATTAGATGATGCCGCTGCCAGAACATCCGCAAAGTGTCCGGAATCAGATGCCTGTAATCCCATCGCCGTAAGGGCGTCTGTTACGATATCTGAGGTTGTAGCAAGATCTTCTCCTGATGCCGCTGCAAGGTTCATGATGCCTTCGATGCCGTTCAGCATATCTTCGGTCTTCCAACCGGCCATTGCCATATCGGCATGTTATCGTAAGGCTTTTTATCCTTACTTCTACACCATTACAGTGCAAGCCCAGCGTACCTTTTTACCGCCTCCTTCTGCAGGACGCCCTACCCGATAGCGAGGCCTCTTGGGCAGATTATATTCTGTATCATCGCAGATACAGGTTCACCACCTACGCGTTGCCGTTGACTACAACGTTACTTGTAACCTTAACTGTCTGGTTACGGTTACAAACCGCCTCCCAGCTTCATTCCTCACTTATATTCCGCAACTACTTGATAGGTTCATTACGGACGTCATCAGCTGTAACTATGTATTTATCGCGTTACAGCCGCTTCTCTAACTAAATGCTTCAGCCGATTGTGCGGCGCTAAATTTGGTTTTGGCGCCCATTTCTTTCGCCTTGTCTGTCAATTTCTGAAGGTCGTCTCCTGTTGCTCCGGATATTGCAGAAACCTTACTCATGGCAGCTTCAAAGTCCGTTCCGACCTTGATGGAATACCCTGCCATAGCAGTCATTGCAGTGGATCCGGTTACAATTGCCGTCTTAACTCCAGCCATTGCAGTTTTGGCATAGGATGAAAATCTTGACATGGCTTTCTCTGTCTTTTGGGAGTCCAGCTCCGTGCTGATCTTAATCGATCCGTCCGCTGCCATGTCATTTCACCGTCCTTTCTTGATTTCTCTTTTTTACATACTCCTTCCATTGTTGGTTGCGTTCTTCCAGTGTGAGTTTCTTTCCACCGTCCAGCTTGTACGCTTTCTTCATTTCGTTTATAAAAGCTCTTCTGTCTTTCGACATTCCGGATGTGCTCACTGTGCGGTAATACATGATCTTCGCCATCTTCGTCTCTTCTCCAAGAGACTCGAACAGCGCCAAAAACTTCCACCAATGCAATTTCTCTTGAGACAGCAGATCTATCCCATACTGTTCTTTAAAGGCCGCATATATATAAGGTGCGTCCTGTGAAAAAGAAAACGCCGGTCCTCTATTGGACCGACGTTTGTATCGTTCTTTCTTCTCTTCTTTCTTTTCCGCTTTCCCTCCGCGGTAGAACCACAGTATCTTCTCTACTGCTTCTTCCAGATTGTTTGGGTATTTCGGATAATATAAAGTTAATAACTTTTCAAGTTTTACGATATCTGGTATTTCGCTTTCCATGATCTCGTCAAACTTCATCCCTATCCTGAAATCCCAGTTAATCCGGTACTTTCCGTCATCGATTACAACCTCTTTTGGAAGTCCGTCTGTGATGATGTTTGGTTTCACTTTTCTCCCGCTTTCATTTTTGCGATTTCTTTGTTCATGTATGGAACAACCTGATTCTTGTACATTGTGGTTAATTCAAAGTATGCCTGAAGACAGGTAAGGAGATCTGTCTCCTCGCCTAATACCTTCTTGGCACTGCCTTTTCCGAAGATATTGTCAATCATCTCAATTACTGCTTCGCACTGATTAACAATTACCTCTTCGTCTGTTTTTCCTTCTGTATCATTCACTTTCTCTGTAACCTTATCGATTTCCGTCTGATACTTCTTCACTACTTTCGGATTCAGGAGATCCGCACTCAATTTCTGGTTCAGTATTGTTACTGCTATTTTCTTCAACGTCCTGTTCCTCCTCTATCGGTTCGCCGTTTTCCTCAGCTTGCGTTCAAGCAGCCACATATGTATATTCTGCAGGTGTTGCTCCCATTTTCTTAAATTCGATGTCAATAGAAGAAGATTCTCCTGCATTTCCTGATCCGTCGCTGTTGACAATAATGGAACACTGTCCTTTTTCTCCTTTTCCTGTCAGGACATTAAAATACAGATAGTTTGTTACTACACTGTTTCCTGTTCCATATTTTGTTTTGTGGGATAAACAATAATCCTGTGCTTCATCGCCGACGTATCTGTCACCGGTTACAGAGAAAGCTCTCTGCGTACCTGTCTTCATGGTGTTCTGACCGGCACGGATATATGTCTTGTCCTGCGTGATTGGATTTAACTGCGCGTCCAGACCAGCAATTCCCATTTCTACTACTACGTAATCGCCTTCTTTTGTTGCAGTCGAACCATCCGGCGCAGTGTCGATTGCAAATACGTAATCATCATTGGTTACCCAGCCTTCATAGCTTTCACTTGGTGTATAGTCTTTCATTAATTCACTTAATTTCATCTTCGTCTCTCCTTCTCAAAATATAAAACCCTGCATGGTATCTGGTATTGAGCTACTTTGTTCTCCCAGTCTACCGTTGCAAGGTTTGGCATGTTCTGTAAGTTTTCAATTTTCTTTACCTGACATCCTTCGAAATCCGGATAGTTTTTTATGGCGTTCTGCTCATCAATCCATTCCATGAACTTCTGGCCGAGGTTCATGGCCTGCATGTTGATATCATCCGTTTCTTCCGAGTAATACCATGTCAGAAGTATGGTAAAGCCATATTCTTTATCTGCAGCACGGACATACTTTTTTACAATCTTTCCGGCATAATTTGTCAGGAAGGATACCGATGTAGCTTTTCCATCAGCAAAATTAAATGTCAGTATGGAATCACACAGTTCTTTTATTTTGTCCTGTACATACGAAACCATAACCTCATGTTTTGTCATAACTTATGTCCTTTCACATATGCCTGTATTGCTCTAGTATAGTCATCTATTCTCGTAGCTTTCATTTTCTTTTCCCATTCAGCAGTGGCAAGGGGGTGTCTGGCGGTGCTGTATTTCAAATGTCTGCCGGTTACTACCTTGCTTTCACCATGTCTGGCATACGGACTTCCGGTTATTCTAGATACCATCACCAGTCCTTCGTGTTGGAAGTTGGCGTACGGGCTTGCATAATGCACAATCCCGACATTCCCTTCTACGTAAGTCCTGGCATTGGCCGCCAGTACCAGATTCTTTGCCGGCACAAACGGTTCCATCAGGCGCTTGGCTTCGGTCGCCATGAAGAGGAGCGTCTTCTTTCCTCCAGTTGCTTCTTGTACAATGCTCGGGATTGGTTTATTCCAGTGGAATTCTACGTTCGACATTTAACCACCTACTCTGTAATGTTTTCCTCTCAGGTGCGATGTATTATCTGAGAAAACGGTAATCTGAAATGCCTCCGGTTTCTGTCTTGCCAGTAGCTCTGAGGCTGTATTTGGCATTTTCCCGGTTATTTCTTCCATGCATACATCTTTTACCACTATATCTCCCGGATTCAGGGTGAAGCTGTTACCAGCACCTTTGATTTTAGCAAATTCTCGGTAGGGAAGATAGCTCGATGATTCTGGTATCCTGGCGACGTATGTTCCTGCCATTTTTGCCGTCTTTCCATCATCGATCTTTGTCTGGGACAGCTTGTAGAAGCAGTTTTCAAGGACCGTCCGCTTCCAGATATCCTTTCCGTCTTCCGCATCCGCTCCTTTGATCCGGTTGTATACCGTGATTGTCTGGTTATAGTTCGGATTCATTAATCCACCCCCAGATACATCAAGCCTGTGTTTCCTAAGTGTTTCTCTATAATCTCCCTGATCTTCTTACGTTTTCCTTCTTCCGTATAGACAGAACGAGACAGGTCATATGTACCTGTCTCTCCATCGTTTCCATAGGATGCAAGCGGTCCTGGTGCGTCCGATCCACCGTACCGTTCTGCTTTGAAGATCAGTTCTGCGACGTCGCACACGCACTCTTTTACTTCTTTCGGTGTTTCCATTCTTTTTACACGATCGAATGTTACTCGGTCAATTTCCTTTTCCGCCTGTTTTTCATAATATCGGAAGGTTGATTCCGGTATATCCGGCTGCCTTCCAAGAAGATAAGACTCTACGTAATATTCATAATCTGCATACTCCATAACGTTTCTCCTATGAAAAATCTACCAGAAGGCTCTCATCCAGTTCCTTGATTCCGTAGATAATATCAAATGAAATTGTATCTTTCTTGGTTTTCATATCATAGCCAAAGACTACTCTTACAGCCAGCCCGTTTGCTGAAGCAATATGAGCTTTTGATGCTCCCATTGGGAGTTCCAGCTGTCTTGTTACCAGCGCGAGTCCGTTTCTGTGGAATCCTAACGCATGTGCCTTGCTGATTACTTTTGCTGCGACTTCTGTTACATCTGTCGGAAGGTTCTGATCCACCTTAATTGTTCCTGCCCCTCCAACCAACGTGACATCTTCCTGTACTGTATAGACATACCCGTTCACAATCAGCTGATCTCCTTCGGCAATCTTTCCTGTTGCCGGTTCTCCCGCTGATACTGTGAGCTCAGTTGTATCTTTAGTGCCGGTTACCTTGTACCCCGTCACTGTTCCCGGTTTTTCGGCTGCGGAATGAGGGCAGTTCTCTGATGAAAACGTGTCACAAGTATACACCCTTCCTACTTCTGCGTCTCTAAGCGCCTGTGAGTCCCCTGCATAGCACTGTTTCGCAAAATTATCCAATGTGTTGTATTTATATTTGATTTCCGCCGGAAGAATCAATCTTCTGTTCTGAATTGGTGCTTTCGACATATCCAGAGCCTTTCCAACTCCCGCAATGTCTGTCAGTGCTGGTTTTGCAGATACCGTTGCTGTCTTCGCAGCCTTTTCAATACCTACTGCCAACAGGTCCTGATCTACAGCCTGTGCAATAGCCGAAATAGCCGGTGTTACTACCTGCTCAGAGAAATCTTTGATGTCCAGTGTTAACTCTTTTGACGACACATTAACCGTTACATCTCTGAAACGATCCATCTTCACCGTGGTTGATCCTTCTGTGATATCCTGTCCATGTGTTTCTCCTACAAAGTTTTTTGCCACGAATTTCGCAGGCTTTCTGATTGTGATCGTATCACCCACTCTGACAAATTCTTTCGAATAATCTCTATGGACAAGCCCTGCCATTGTCAGCTGGCTTTCCAGCACCATCAGGGCCTCCTGTGCAATGATTTTAGGTGTTAAAATTGTATTTGGCATATTTCTTTATCTCCTTCCTATTTTCCCTGTCTGTAATCTTTGTATTCTTCATACGTCATGTCTTCTAAATTCTTTGAAATTCCCGGAACTTTTCCGCCAGTCGGCGCGATTGGATTATTGATTGGTTCGTTTGAACCAAACATATACTCATTGTCCTTTTTGCACGCCTCAATCGCAGCGGTAATATCTTCCGTCTGGTTTTTGCTATCTTTCAGTGTCTCTACATCTAAGAGTGCTCTGATTGCTTTCGCATTCTTACCGCCTGCTGCCGAGATGGCATTGTCGATAAGTGTGCCAAACTTCATTTCTGCAATTTTGTTCTCGTAATCCGTTTTCTGAGTTTCCATGTCATCTGTGAGCTGTTTTACTTTTCCCTGAAGTTCTTCTACATCTACACCTTCGAATCCTTTCAGTGTGTCTGTGGCTGTCTGCAGCTGCTCTTCCAGGGTAGTCTTTGCTGTTTCCATTGCGTCATAATCTTTTTTGCTTACATATTCTCCGGCATTCAGATCTGCGAGCTTAATCTGCTTGTCTTTGTTTTCCGGATTGTCATTGTACGCTTTGATGATTGATGCAAACTCTTCATACTTGTCACCAAAGATTGCTTTTAAAAACTCCATAATTATTTCCTTTCTTTTTGCATAAAAATAAGACGCATAACCCTGCGTCTCAAAGGGAGATATCTGGATCACCGCCTTCCTAGGCAACAATACTCTTGATTCCATAAGCTAATGCGCTGTCATGCTCAATCGCACAACCTCTTGCATCTTCCCACCCCTGCGCAAAATACGCCACATCTGCTCCTGACAGAAGTTCCAGGGATTTTCCAAGGAACCACAGTGGTTTTGCATCTGCGGGTGCTTCCTGGAAGAAGGAATCAATCACTTCTACCGGTTCACCGATCATTTCTTGCGCAAGCTCAATTGCTTTCTTGCGTTCTGCCAGAATTTCTTCATCTGACTTACCTCTCATAGGCTGACTAATAAATAATTTTTTCACCTTTCTCACCTCCTCGCCTTAAAAATGAGTATAAAAATACCACTAATCTCTGATATGCTCACTGATCAGTGGTATTATTTCATCTCTTCAAATTTTACTCCCGGTTTGCATTCCTCTTCATATGGAGCTTCCAGTACTTCATCTGGTACTCCATTCGGAAACGCCTTGCACTTTATTTCCGTTTCAGATTCCATGCAATGCCTACATAATACACATTTGGGAAGTGTGAATCTATTTCCTCCTCCAAGGAAGGATGTACTTTTCAATAAGTTTTCTTGACTCATCTGGTATCTTTTCTCCATTTCTATATCTTACAAATGCCTCCGCCAAGCTCTCTCTTCCATCGTGCTCTTTGTCGGCGTATTTAGATATTCCCTTGACAAAACTCTTATATATTTCATCTGTCAGTTTGTCGTAATCTTTCTTGGTCACGCAGTTTTGGAATGGAATAATATGTGCCATTTCATGCGCAATGTAATCTTCATAGCTTTTTCCTGCCATGTATCCGGTAGAATACAGCATTTTTATTCTCGACTCGAATTTATTATAATCTATATTATAGTTAAACACAAGTCCGTGCTTCAGCATGCCGTCCTTATCCAGATATGCGCCGCTTACAAACAAATCTCCTCTGCCAAGCTTTCCACCTTCTATTGAATCTAAGTAAATCGTGTACTCTTTATCCAGTTTCTTGATTGCTTGATTTATTTTCTTTTCTACACTCTTATCCAATCCAGCTTTTTCTGCCACTTCTTTCGGAATTGATATCTTCATCGAGCTAAGTATTTTCTTTCCGACTTTTGTTGATATTCTTCCCAGTCCATCCATGTATATTCTGTCTCTTTGTTCCGGCAGCTTCATGACCTTTGAGAACTTCACATACTCATCCATAGTCTTTTTGTATCTTGCTTTGGCTCCCATGATCTCCAGTTCGCTTACTCCGCCTTCCTTCATGAGTTTTATGTCTTGGCGATATACTCTCATTGTCAATTCTAACTTCCTCTGTCTCTGCAGTGCCTCATATGTTGTATACTCCTTTCCATCGTAGCTCGTCTTTTCATTTTCCTCATCTATCATCTCCTGCAGTTCTTCGTCCGTGTAGTTCCGAACTGAAACTCCCGGGATGAACACGTCGTACCAGTGATAGCAGTTTGCTCCACATAAACCGGTAATAGTGCCTAATCCACATACACTCTCCAGATCCTTGTACGAATAGACCTTTCCCTGCCATGCCTGATGTTCCGGTCTGGCGCCGATGTGATATGTAACTTCATAGGTATCTGTATCAAGCTCTGCTGCCACCTGTTCATTCATGCGACCGACTATCTGCCGGAACCCTGTCATGAGTGCCGTTCTGCACGCCGAATCCACCCGGTATGTCCTTCCGGAAGCATATTCTACTGTACGTAGACCGCTTCTTGTCATGTCCTTGATGATTCGTTTCAGGATCGTGTCATAGCTGAATGCTCCAGTTGCTACTCCGAGGACCGCTTCATCCAGTGATCTTTGATAGAACTTCGCCGTATCCATGAATTGACGCTTTCCATTTACGTTCTTGGTAAATCCCATGGATCCCGTGATGTTTTGGAATGTGTTCTTCGACTGTTCGATCGCGGATTTTACTACCGGTTGGATCTCCGGATGCTTTCCGAACGGGGTTTGTTTCTTTCCAATAGCATCAAATGCATCTTCATACTCTTTATAAAGGTTCTCGCTTGTCTGGTTGTAGATCCGGTCAATCTCTTCATCTGAAAACTTCAAATAGCTTTTGATTTCATTTTTCAGGAATTCATCGGAATATCCCATTTTTCTAAGCAGCTGTATCTGGTAGTCTGCAGATGATGTCATCGACTGTTCTATATCCAGATTGCTCTTGATTCTTCGGACGATGTCCAACATGATGTCTATTTCTAGGTTCCGGGCATTTCGTTCTATTTCTCTTGAAAGAGCTTCAATCTCACCTTGTGTCATAGGCTAGTCCTCTATTACATCCGCCTGTTGGACTACCATCTTTTTGGCTGTTTCCTCATCTTCGGCATAATGTTTCATTCGGTATTCCCACAACTGCATGGCTCCAAGGCTTACGTCTGCCCTGTCATTCTGGCGTTCTGTTTCATCATCCACCAGGATGCTATCCTTAAATGTGCAGTTGAACTCATATCCGCTATGGAGCTTGGCGTTGTAAAAAGCCAATGCATATACGAGATCTTCCAGACAGTCTTTCAGATTCTCCTGGATAGCTGACACCATGTTATATTTGCGTTTCTTGGCGATCTTGACTTCTGTTGCCGTTTTGTCTACGTCCGTTACATCAGAGAGATCTCCATAGCTCAGGGATACATTGAACTCCAGCTGCCTTAAGAACTGATTCAAGCCATTGATGATGCTGATATCTCGGAACTCTGGCGACCATTCTTTATACAGATCGCCATCGTCTCCGGCATCCAGATTCAGTCCTCTGTACAGACGCTTGTCCAGTTTTGGCGTTTCCAGTCTTCCCTCTTCTCCTACTATCGGTTGAAGAGCTGTAGTGGATACATTAATTGCCCTTTCACCAGATTCGAACTCCCACTTTAGCCTTGCATTCTGTGTATCTACACTCTCCAGCTGATCTATTCCACTTTCGAATATCGATACTCCGCACGGGCTTCTATCGATTTCATTCTTGATCGGGTTTCTGTAGTAACCAAAATCCGGCTTTTCCAGTCCAGCATAGGATATGGTCGCTGGGAGATTTTTCCATTCATCTATTGAGCTCAACGGGATTTCTCTTCCGATATCATCCTCTGATTTTGATATGTACGCATTATTTGTAATTGTAAGGATGTTATCTCTCAAAGAGTGTCTCTCTAGGCGATGGTAGTAATCTTCTCCCCGTTTCTGGTTTTCGACAAACACAACGTCAATCAGTCGTTCTCTTTCGTCGTAGGCAATCGGTACAAACCGATCTGCGGTAACATATTCTACTTTATCTCCGCCCAGCGGCTTAATGATCAGCGCCCCAAGTGCAAGCCCTGACTGCAGGTTCTCATTCAAATCTCGTGTTGCCATCTTGTATATCTGATCCAGTTCTTCCACGGAAATATTCGATTCCATTTCATCCAGGCAGATATTGGCGAACTCGGTACAGATACCTTGTTCCTTTCTAAGAGATTTTACATAGCCTTTGCACCAGGGTGCCATTCCGCTGTACATTCGCTGCCATAGCTCTATCCTTGTCTGCATCATACTTGATATACATGTTTCTATTTTCAGTGCCTGCTCTACATTTTTTGCCGGGAACATTCTGTTTATCACTCCCTTCACGAAGGCTTTTATTTCATCCAGCATTATTCGCCCCTCCGTTTCCATATTCTTTCTGTTGCATATCTTACAGCATCTATCATGTGGTCATTCCCATCCGGATATCCGGTGATGATATTTCCTTCTTTATCCCTTTCGTACTCATAATCCATGAACTCCTGTGCAGCTACCGGGCATCTTACATTGTCGATTATGATTTCTCTTAATGACTGCAGCCATTTATATGAGTACTCTCTGCTTCCAGGACCTTTTTCTGCTGCTCTGGCAAGCAAGCCGTAGCTTTTGTAGTCTCCTATCGACTTCTTTTCTGCACTATCGCAGGTAAGCAGATCGTTGCCTGTGATTCCCATCCTGATCAGTTCGTCTGCCGTCTGTCTGTTGCTTCTCTTATTACATGTGTATTCCTGCCATACGTACAATCTTAACCTCGCTCTGTCGTAATGAACCCTTGCAAATGCATACGGATCCGGGAACCATCCCCAGTCAATGCCATTTAACACATGGTCGAATCCTGATATCTCATCATTCGTTATTTCTCTGATCGTGATGTTGTCAAATACACTTCCTCCTGATCCATTGGCCACTCCTAAGTATTCATTTTCATACGCATCTGGGTTAGTTTCCTTTAAGAATTCTGCCTCTTCGATAAATGTCTTTCCGAGCCACTTCTTTGGTATGTCCAGATAGGTGCTTTCCGTAACCAGTCTGGTTTCTTTCGGGATCTTGATGTATTTGTTGGCCCAGTTGTTCAGGCTCTTTGGTGGGTTGAATGTTTTGAAGATGTATGCAGTATCTCCGCCTCGGATTACAGACTGTTCAATCTTTCTAACCGCTTCGGGACCCATAAACTGATCCAACTCTTCAAACCATAAGACTCCAATGTATCCGAACGGAACCTTGATTGACTTTACCTTGCCCGGATCATCCGCTCCTCTGAAGTAGATCTTTTGTCCGGTGCTTTTTCTCGTGATCTCCAATGGTGATACTGTACATTCAAACTCATCTTCCAGCCCTAGGGCCTCTATTGCCCATCTCGCTTGCTGATAGATGGAACTTCGCATCGTATCTCCTACCTGACGCATGATCACCGCATGTATCTGATCATTGCTCCTCAAAATGTCTCCTACAGCCAGGCTTACAAAGGATGATTTGGTACTGCCTCGGCCACCTGGGAAAACATATTCTGTGTGACGCTTTTCCTTGATGTCAAAAAGCACCGGAGCAAATACCGGAGCAACCATTGTTGCCGGAATGCCTTTGTATTCTTTTTCCGGAACGGGTTCCGGCTGCATCCTTTGGATGTCCGCCCGCGTCTTTTCAATCTTGGCGCGTTGCTCTTCCGTTGCGAGATTCATGTGATCTGCAAGCCACTGCAGGGCCTTCATCCGATCAGCCAGTTTAATGCCGGCTCCGTCTTTTCCCTGCTTCACCTCTGTCAAGATTGTTCCATCCACATCCAGAGAGTCTTTAAATTTCGCAGTGTTGACTATTCTTGTCAGTGTTTCTTCTTCTCCAGTCTCTTCATTTTTCACCTTGACCGGCCCGTACACTGCCATCACAGGGACTTCTTCTGTACCAAATTCCATGTAATCTGTGATATCCGCAAAAGCTATATCTATGTATTTTTGGAAGATATCAGCTTCCGATATCAGCTCTCTGTTCAGTCTGTTCTGTTTCAGTCGCTGGATTTCTTCTTTTACCCTAGCATTTCCTAGCATGCGGGGACCATTTACGGTAGCCGTTTCATAACTGCATTCATATGCTTTTTGATATGCTTTTGTGGCATTGAAGCATTTGACGTATAAAATACAAAAAAGCCTTTGCTTATCGTTTAAATCAGTGTTTTCAATTATCTGATCTATCACTTCTGCATTGGCTTTCTTTTTGATTTCACTTTTTCGTTTGGAACGTTCCGTATTTTTTCGGAGCGTTCCATTCATTTTTTCATCCCATTTATCTTTCGATTTCCATCCCCGGACAGTTCCTGCTGCCAGATTTAGTTGACTTGCAATCTCAACTAAATCGATCTCTCCCTTATGCTTTTTATATATTTCGAACGCTTTCTCCCTATTTGGATTTCGTGCCTTTGGCATTTCACCACCTTCAATTCTGATTTTATAATAAAAGACGGCCTCAGTCTTTAACTGCTGCCGCCCTTAGGGTGAGTATGTCCTTTTCAATTTTTGGACGCTACCACTATAACACACTTTTATGTGCCGTGAGTGGTGATGTTTTGCAAATTTTATATTTTTTTTGACATCAACCAGTAAAACTTCCTCCTTGCTCTATAGTATTTCTGATCACCACACGGCAACCCTTTGGCATCCCGAAGGTATATATAGGTCGCATAATCTGTGGTAACCCCTTCCAATAACCATTGATAAATGTCCGCATCTGCTTCTATCGCCGTCTGCTCAATTCGTTCACATTTTTCCAACAGCTCCGCACGTTTGATAGCCAGGCGTTCTGTTGCTGACGCCTGGCTCGGACTCCCCTTTCCTTCTTGGCCATATTGTATTGCTTTCACAGTATCTGTCATATTTTCAAGTTCTTCCCGCCATTCCGGATATTGCAGGCAATGATGGATAACTTCCAGATACCTGTGTTTGCTGATTCCATATTTGTCTTTATTGATTGGTCTTCTCTTCAACTCTATACTTCCTCCCCGTCCGTCTGTCCTTGATTGTTATAATGTCAAACCCGAACAGGCTTGCTATGTCCTGCAGATCGGTCAGTGCCCTGTGCATATGGTAGGGCATCTGGTTGTACCTGCGTACCGCCTTTTCTGCTGTCGAATCCTGGTAGCCTTCATGGTTCATAGTTCTCCTTTCTGTGCGATGTCGCACAATGAATTTTCTTAAGCACTCTATTATTTCCCCGGTTTGTCCGTTATGTATGTCCTTTCGGTTATTGCCATATCACAATTAATATACTTTTCAATTTTATCTACACAGCTCCTGCAGTACACATTCTCCGGACTATTCGCTTGTGTTAAAGTCTTCGACAGGTTATAGCAGAATTGCTCTGTAGTCGCTCCTGCTCTGTCACATTCAGCATTTATATTTATCTTGTAATACGTTGCTCCCGTCGGCATCCCACACCGTTTGCATGTTCTTTGTTTCGTCATATCTTCCTCTTTTTCTTCCGGCTCTTTCTTGTCATGCGTAATCTCACGCAGCTGCTCATCCGCACGTGCTGCCATTACACATGCGCTCCAAACTGTACACAGCACACAAATTATTACGACAACAAAAAATATTACTGTCCTATCCATTCATTTTCCTTTCAAGCAGATCCATGTACATACTCTTGTACACATCCCTCTCAGCTATCGCTCTGATATACTCTTTATCATTCCCATATCCTTTCTCACGCTCCAGTTCATTGTATCTTTCTGTCTCTTCTCTGAACTTCGCAAGAATTCTATCGGATGTTTCTTTTTCCTTTGCCAGTTGCTTCTCCAGCTGTTTAATCTTCTCCTGATCAGCAGTATTATTATTCTCCGTAATGCCAAGTGTCAGCATAATAGCTTCATCAACTTTTTGAATTTCTTCCTCTGTGCATGATCTAATATATTCTCCGATTCTGTCTGTATCCACCTTGAATATACGTTCACACAGTGCTATAGATGGTACTCGACACATCACCTCAACATGTGTCAGAAGTTGTTCATTTTCTTTTGTTGTCATTAATACTGCCTGCACAAATTCCGGATCTTGTTCAAGCCATGTGTCCGGTGATACTATAATCGCCGGTGTTTCTCCGGCTCTTCCATCATTCGCTATGTAAAAAATGTCTCCATGATATGTATTCATTGCTGTTGCCCCCCCCCACATTCATAATTGCTTTATATGCTGTCGGATCACTATAACCAGATCCGTTTTTCTTCAGTTCGTTTTTGCCTGTTATCTGTCCTACCATAATGCTTTCCTCTTTCTTCCTTTCACATATACTGTGCATTCTGCTGCCGGCATACCTCTGCTATGCCTCTCTATTTCAATATAGCTACAGTTCCCAACCTGATCATGTCTTCCTCTGTAGATGCAGGTCTTACATAGGTGTCTATCCGCATTGGGACCGTCTTTTCCTTTGTTGTAGCCATCTTTCTTTCGTCTTCCCGGCTTTCTTCCGAGCATCTCTTCTCTGATTCCGGCCAGTCCGATATATTGAATATAATCTCGTACTTCCCAGTACTTTAATCCGGTAGTTTCTGCTATTTCTTTATTCGTTTTTTTGTCGAGAACCATCTTTTTGATGATCTTCGCCTGTTCTGTGCTTACGTCTTTCAACGATGCTCCTTTCTCCGCCGACTGCTGCCGGCGGGAATTCTATGTTGACTGGTTATTCGTGATACAATGCCAGTTGGTGCTATTCTTTATATTTTTCTTCTATCTTCCGGAGCTGCTCTACGTGCCACAGTACCCTCTTCTTATCCCACCACTTTTCTATCTCCTTTGCTGTGTGCAGGACACATGGAAAAATCACAGGATGCAGGAATGCTGTTAGCCATATCCAGATGATCATGTTTCGTGTCATCTGCCTGCTCCTTTCATGAATTGGTTGTACATCCGTTTCTTCCAGCCTGTTTCTGGTGGTGCTGGTCCACGGTTATGTTCGGCCAGGGTTCTTATCAGATCTTCAAATTCTGCCGCCGCCTGTTCCGAAAGCTCTTCCTTCAGGTTGACGTTGCTCATCCAGCTGAATCCGTATTTTTTAAGAATATCTTTTCTTGTCATTACAATTTACCTATTACCTTTTTTTCCTTCATCTGTCTGTTTCCATTCATCGTATTCGTCCCACGTGTCTTTTGTAATCACCTCATGCCAATCCCTTGGATGTTCCTGTAATATCTTCGGATGTTTCCGCTTTAAAAACTCTTTCATTCCCGGTGTTCCTAAAAATATCATTTTTTTCTTTCTCCTCTCTTCTGTTTCCCATTTACACATGTTCCACCACTCGCAGAATAAGCAGCACCCCAGGCATTGGTTTGTCCGTACCATTATGAACCAGCGTTTTAATTTTTCTTTTATCTCCATGTCATTCACCTCTTCTTATGCATCTCTGTTCCTCTCCTCTTATGTGTGCAAAAACGTATCAAAATCCAATTCATGTTCTCTAATTCTTTCTTTTTCGAACGGATAGCTTCCGTTCATCATTGCTTTTACATCTTGCAATTCCGCTATTAACGCATCTATACTTTCTGTTCTTGTAAATGTCATGATAACTTCTGCCTGATCTGTATTCCAACCATCCTCAACTGGAACTCTTTCACCTATTTCATGTGGTTTTTGCGTGATACAACACAATGCTCCTATGTCACTGCTTAATGCTCCCGTCATTCTGATGTCGCCTGTTCCAAATTCCATCTTTGCTTTTCCTTTTATCATTTTTTCAAACCCCATTCCGATTTATAATCTCAATCGCTCTATCTAATGTGTCTCCAACGTTTTTGTAGATAGCATCTAGTCTCTCATCTCCTGTATTGGCTATTGTTAAGTAATATGCCAGTTTCAGGTCTTTCAGCTCTTCTGCGGCTTTTTCAGTATCGCGTACTGTAGGCTGGCGATCTATCAATTCGTGTACAGCGTTCACCATACTTGGTGGCTAATCACCCAGCACAGTCATTCCAGCAATCTGCACTTTGAATTCGTCTGCGTCAATCAATCTCATTCTTGCCACACCTTTCATCATCAAATATGTTCTTAATCACTTCAAACCTGTAAAACTTTGTATCGCCTTCCCTTAATATTCTTGGGCATTTGCAACGTCCCTCTTCCATAGCTCCCAATGGATATCGGACGCAGTGCCAGCCTGTAACTTCTTCAATGACGGGGCAAAAGAGCGGGCGTGTAACAAGATTGAATTTTCCGAATACAACTTCCATCAGTTCTCCTGGATTTCCATCGCACATGAGAATGTCGTGTTCCCATATTTTCTTGCCTTTCCAGTCTTCTATACCCGTCCAGATACATACCGTAATTGGATCCACCTCATGTATCTCAAGGCCATCTGGTGACGGACTTGCAATGTATGATCCAACCGGTATAATATCTTTTCTCCAACTTTCTTCGTAGTGACGGGTTTTATCCGGCATGTTGAAATAGAATCCTTCTACCCACATGTCTTTATCTTTACATTTTGCTTTGAATAGAATATCTGTAACTATCATTCCTCTTTTTCAACTCCTTGTATAATAATCTTTCCACAGCTGGCCATTCTTAGGTTTCGTTCAAATGTAGGGCTGTGTCGCAGTCCTAAAAGCACCATGATCTTGTATACCCTTCCGTCTAAGCATCTTTTATACCAATCTTTCCAGACATTGAATCGTAATTTCAAAATATCAGCTCCTTTCCAGATAGTTCCGTCCTATTAATCTTTCGAACTCTTCCCGTGTATGAGTTTCTTCGTATTTGGCTTGAAAGATCCTGCATAGCAGTTCCCTAGTCTCTCTACAGTTATGTACTGCCCTCGGTCCGTCTTTGTGATGAGCCGGACACAGGTAGGCTTTGAAGCCATTCTCTTCACTTACCCGTCTTAGACCTCCTCCATAGAATACATGATGTTCTTCTGTGTACTGCTGCCGGCTGATGCCTTCCAGTCGGCACAGGAAGCATTCGCCTTTTACAGTGTCCACGATCGGAGCTGGATGGTGCTTTCTTTTTTTCTTCCTGGTTGACTTCGGAAACATTAATTCACACATTCAATCTCATCTCCATTCCGATCAACCTCGGTTTCGAAGAATTCTTTCCAGAATGATTCTTTTGTCAATACCCCGAAGCTTACTCCCGGCATATTGCGGATAGCCTTTTCCATGGCTTTTCCCATGTATTCTGCTGCCGTATCGGCATCGACAGAGGATATATATAATCTTCTGGTGGCGTATGCTCCTTTTACTTCTTCCGGTTGCTCTTCTGAAATATTCATATCTGGTGGGCAATACTCTGGGAAATCTTTCGTCAATTCTGTTTGTCCCGGGATCTGTGTTTCATCATGTTTTTCCTGTGGAATCTCAGTTTTTACTTCCGTAGCTTCTTCTGTCTTTTTCGGTTCTTTCTCCATTGCAGGTATTGAAACGGATCGAGGTGTACCGTTTTCTTCTTTTTCTTCATTGTTTTCCTCTTTATTTGTCGGTGCATCTGGCTGGTTTGTTTGTGAATCGGCCGTTTTTGTTCCCGATCGTTCTGGTTTCGCTTTTACCACCTTGGATTCTTTTCTCTTTTTCGGTTGCACCGGTGCAATTTCTTCTTTTTTCGGGAATTCTTCTCCATACACCTCTTCCCAGGTCTTTTCCGCATCTTCGCCGTCTGTGATCATTGTGCAGTAGCTCAATGCATCGTCCCAGGAATAAAACTCTTTATCTCCCGACCGGACCATATGTAATGTAATGTCTTTGGATTCGTGCATATAGAGCATGATTCGGCCAATTCCCTGGATACGGGTGCTGTAGATTTTATCTCCATCCGGTGCAAGCACTTCCTGCAGATATTTGATCCCACAGGTTGTCCGTACTGTTTCGTGCATGGTTTTATATAATTCCGGTTCATCATGGAATATCTGGTGCAATGCTTTCTCCAGGTTGCCGAGGTCTTTCTGTTCTTCCTTCTGTCCTTCCAGGATTACTTCGATATCCGTGATTTTCTCTTCCTCTTCGATTTCCTCTTTTACTGCCCGAATCTCTGTTTTGCTGTATGCTGGTGTTAGTTCTTCCACTACTTCTTCCGGAAGCGTCAGCATCAGTGCTAGTTTCGCATAGCCGAACCCCTGGTACTGCTCCTGAAGTTTTGGAGAATAGCCACCTTCTGAGAATTTATCGTTGATTTTTATATATCTCGATACCTGAGAGGCGTCCAGTTTGTATTCGCTCCAGGCAAATTCTTTTTCATCTGCGTATCCGGAGCCTTTCAGGATATCCGTATCCCTTGCCTGTTTCAACAGGTAGCCGGTGAGGACAAAGTCCTCTACCGTTCTGTTTAATACTCTGTTTACTGCCTGTTTAAACTCTTCATACCCGTTGTAATTTATAAGCTCGTCCATCTTATACCGCCTTTTCTAATAATTCTTCGATTTCTTCTGCGTCCATGAAGTCTTCTGCCAGTCCCTGCAGGACTCTTGTATTATTCTTTGCTTTCAGGTCTTCAATGTTTGCATTCCGCTTTTCTTTGCTGATCTTAGCCAGCTCCTTGTCTGCTTTTGTCAATCGTTTCTTCAGAACTCTCTGCCATTCCTTCAGGAAATCTCTGATCTGTTCAATTCCCGGTTCTTCGTCCATGTAGCTCCTGTGCTGTCTGATTGTTCCGGATGGCTCAACCTCAATCGTGTAGAACGGCACTCCTTCCTGTTCTTTTCTTCTCAAGAAGCAGATATAGGTTTCTCTTGTCTCAATTCGGTCAAAATACCGTTCGCTGCTGCCGGCGCAATGATGCAGGGCACGTCCTTCTTTTACGATATCCACCAGTGATTCCGGTACGATGATCTTGTATTCTTCGTTTTCGTACTCATAGCGCTCTTTGATCTCGTGTAAGGTCTTCTCAGCCGTTGGGTACTTCTCGCGCATTTCCTGAGCATATTGCTCTCTTTCTTTCTGGCTTGCCATCATTTCTTTCAGAATATCCATTTGCTGTTTATTGATCACAATTTCATCGTGCCGTCTTTTCAGCTCTCTCGGCCGATATGTAAGCTCGTCCTGCATATTCTTGTTGCATGCTTTACACATGCTCAGATAGTCGTTGTACTGCTCCAGGACAGCTTCTTCCGTGAATCCCGGATACTGTTCTTTCTGCTGCCGGCGGATGTAATTCATCAGCTGTGTAGTGCTCAGATACTTTCCGGCATGATATCTAATATTCTCTGGCCTAAGTCCGCATCTCAGCAGCCATCTCAGAGTTTCTGTCGGTATCTTTTCTCCTGTTTCGTCTGAATATTGCATCCAGCGAACCATTTCATTTCCGCCGTTTTCGTCACGGATCCGGTTGATTTTTTGCCGATCGTTGATGTAGAACATTTTGTTTATGTTCTTTGCCCTTATGTCTAATGGTCCGTAGTATGCCATGTTCCATCTCGGATATTCCGTGCATGTAACAGTTTCTCTCAGTAGATTCCGGAATCGTCCTTTGGCCAGATATTCTATCTTTTCTGCGTAACCTTTTACCTGATATACTCCGGATAGCAGACGGTTGTAGTTTAATTTCCAACCGGCTGCTGCCAGGAATTCTATGATCCTGATGGCATCCTTGTACACTGTGTTTTTCAGTGCTTCACTGTAATCTCCCGGATACATATAGCCGTCTCTTGCCCGATAGTTCAGATTGTTGCTTTTGTGCCATCCTTCCCATGGGATATTGTAAAAAATCTTGTAATTGTATCTATTGTTCTTAAAAAGATCCTGCTTGTATATCACAATGCGTATTTCTTCATCAATTTCTATCCGACGTCTTCCAGAATCCCATTCGATATCTACACGGAAGATTCTTAATACGCTCGCTGTCTCATCGATCTTATCAAGTTTGTACAGACTCTCCGGCTTGGCTGTTATACTATCTGTTCTGGTTTTTACCTGAACGAGTTTCCCGCAAGACGGGCATCGCACCATGTCATTGTGAGTCGCTTTCTTTTTGCCCCAATGTATCGGCGTCAACTCAGATCTGTCAAATGATTCTCCACAATTTGTGCAGCTAAAGTTCTCTGTTCCTTTTTCTTTAAACATATAATCCTCACCAGCTGTCTTTTCAAAGAACCATTGATCTGCGTCTTTCGGAAGCTTCGGTGCTTTGCTCATGAAATTATTTATCTTCGCTCTTCTGTTATGTTCTGCAGTCTGCCGAATGTCATAATCGTAACTGTATTCCATGTGATCTATCCAACTCCATACATCGTTTGCGCAATATTTATCCTGTGTTATATCCAAGAGTCTCTTTCTATCTTCCTCTGAATCAATCTTTGGATACTTATAAGCATGTTTCATCCATACCCATTCGTACCAGTTTCCTTCTATTGCTGTTATGAGTTTTCCTTTCTTCCAGCCATTCTTTTCGGTCCAATATTCGTGTTCTCCTGTTTTGCAGTTGATGCAGTATCTCACTGCCAGAACCTTGTCATCGAATACATTAATGATTGCAATATCGTCTAATGTCTGGACTGTCGCGATATGCCCTTTTTTTCTGGTCTTTGCTGGTTCTATCTTCTCAATTGCTTTCCGTTTCATCTTGCACCTCCACGAGTTCCCGGTTGGCTGTGATCGTATATTTTACTCCCGGTTTGATTCCGCTCTGCCCTACTACGCCAACCTTGGCCGCTATAATGTTTCCTTCACTCTCAAGGATCCATCCGACCGCCGTTCCCTCAATCCCGTATACGATTGGTCTTTCTCCTCTCGCTATTGCAAGCAGTGTACCGGTTTTTGTATATGCAGCATCGTTCGTGATCATCACTCCACCCACCGTACTGATCCATTTTCTTTGCGGGTGCTCGACCATGTACATCATGGTGTGGCCGGCGATATCCAGCAGATCCAGTTCTTTGATCAGTGTCAATTCCGTGGATACTACCATGGAGCAGCCGTCCTCTTCATCGATACTTCCTCCTGATTCACACAAGAAGAACCGGCTTTTATCGTTCAGCCTGTACCACATCATGCAGTCTGGGAGATATTCTGCAGCATGGAAGCCTGTACTTCTGGTTTTACTTTTCTCTTCCCTGTATGTTTTTCCAGGCTCGTATTGGAAGATTCCGTTCCCGTAGGTTGCTTTCAGATCTTCCGTGAATCCTTTGTATGTTCTCATTTTTCTTCACCCTTATAATATTTTTCTGCAATTTTTCTAATCTGTGCTTTTCCAGGAATTCCAAGATAGATAGGTGGTTTTAAGCCTGCTGCCCGTACGATTCTATCATCCAGTTGTGCTTTCGTTTCAAACGATACTTTTAATATCTGTGCCATACATTTTTCAAGACTTTTTCCTTTCTTACGTACAGCTTGCGCCATCTGGTCATCTTCTTCACACATCTGGATCATGAAGTTTTTCCAGTCTTCCATCATGTTTTTGAGTCCTAAATCTTTCGATTCCATTTCCAATTTCCCGATCGCTGCCAGTAATGGAGTAGTCAGAGAATCTATTGCACCGGTGCAAAAATCCTCTGCGTCCTCCGGATCTAAGCCATTTTCTTCTGCTATTGTCTTGATAGCGTCCAGATCTCCCTCTTTTAACTGTGCTGCTGCCGCTCTGTTAATCTCTTCGGCAGAGTCAAATTCTCCAAATTTATCAAACATTCTGCTTTTCCTCCATCATTTCTCTGATTTCATCACTGCATATGTGCCGTCCCTTTTCCATCCGGATCAAATGCCCCTGCATCTTCTTCCAGAGCTTCTGCCAGCCTTCTGCGTTGGCGATCGGTGTTCCGTTGGCTTTTCGGAAGTCATTCCCGGCCCATCCGCTGATGTGATAGTCGATCATGTTCACCACAAATGTGTCCTCACAGTGGATATGGACCTCACAGGACTGGTTCAGGCGGCTCAATGCTTCAGTAATTGCCTTTACTTCCGTCTCATGACGTGTGCCTTTTATCTGGCCAGTATCCTGGATTTTTCCTATTCCTCCGGACTTCTTGGCACACGTACATACAAATCCGTATTTTCCCATGGTTTTACTGTTGGAACTTGATTTTACAGCTGTGTAAATATCTACTCTAAACATATGGTTTCATTGCCTCTTTCGTATGCTGCAGATTTTTATTAATCTCATGCATTTCTGCAGTCGCTCTCTTTACTAAGCTGATCAGAAGTTCCGGGATTGTGGCCGGAAGTAATTCTTCGTCATAGATTTCTTCCATGAGCTGGTTGTACTGATCATATTCTTTCTTCAGCTCTCCGCAGGCTCTCCGGAGCACTATCTGTTCTGCTCCATTTTTTGTGTTTAGTATCTTGTCGATCTGACCCTGTCTCTTGGCTATCTCGTCGTCAATCGCGCACCAGAGAAGTGCGGCACGATCCGGCTCGATCTTATGTACTCCCGGGTAGTTTTCTCTCAATACTCCATTGAGTTTTCGAGATACTAATACCAGCTCTTCCAGTTTGTTTTCGCTTGCTCTGTCTAAAATCAGCATTTTAAATCCTCCTGTTCAATCGAATCATCGTGCACCTCCGGTACTTATATCCCGTTTTTGGATTTATCCCTTCCCAAACGCGGGCTATGTAGTAGCCTTTCTTCGGTTTCACCTCTTTTTTCCGTCTCCGGAGCTTGTCCTCATGTGGATCCGGCAGAGGCATATTTTTGGATGTGTTATAGCTAGATTCTTTTATTCTTGGTTTTCCTTCTGTTCCATCTTTTTTCTGTTCGGTTGTGTTCTTGTCCTTGGTCATATAGCAGGCGAGTTTCATGAAATCCTCGTCATAAAATTTGCTTCTCTTGATTTCTGTAATCCATGTGCCTCCATGGTCCCAGGCTTTCTGGACGATGCTGGCCGAATCTCCGATTTCGTTTACCATCAGATGTATATGCCATGCTCCTTTTGTTCCCTGTTCTATATTGCGGATCCAAAATAATTCGTATCCTCTTTTTCTGTACGCCCTTCGGACTTTTGCTATCGACCGTCTAAAATCTTTCAAGGCTGCCTGCATATCGGGAGGTCGTTCTTCTATGCTGTAGGTCCATGTTAGGAACAGATCTGTTTCCTTAAAATACTGCAGCAATCTTTGTCTGCATCTTTTCTCTTTGTTCCATTTGTTCACTCGGAGCATATCTTCTTTTGTGGCTTTTCTTCTTTTCATCCTCTTTAAGCCTGGTGCTCCATACCTTCCATCGTGATACTCCTCTATATCCAGAATATCTCCGCCTCGAAAGCTATATGTCTTTCTTTTTATCATGTTATAATCCTGAATTTAATATCTTTATCGAGTTTTAAAACGGACGAAAGTGCCCGTATTTCTTGACTTTTTCGCCCGCCGATGGTATTATAATTTTGACTTATATTTTCGGTAGGCGAAGAAGTCTTGAGGTACATCATCCGCATAATGATGTGCCTTATTTTTTTACTCACTTGTATCATGTTTGCTCGCTCCCTTAAGTTATAGCGTAGAAATTAGCCACGCAGGCGGCCAGCGCTACAATTAACAGCAGCTCCACAATGATCGTCATTCTCCATATCCATGTTTTCAGGGATTCACATTCATCTTCCAGACGCTTGATCTGTAGTTTTGTATATATCGGTGTTTCCGGTTTTAATTTCATCACAGCACACTCACTCCCTTATTAAGATCTACAAATATATAGGCTCCGGCCGCTTTCATGTCAAACGGTGGTACATATTTTTTCAGGTTCTTATCTTCCAGACGTGTGTGGTACTTTTCATAGTCTGCATATACAGCCACGCTTACCAGGTTGTCCAGTACCGCGTACTGGTTGTATCTTTCACCGATCAGGGCTTCAATACCTTTAACTCTCCGGTAAACCGTCTGAGTCGTTACCCCGAAGAGAGCTGCAAGGTTCTTTCTGTTTGCATACATGTTTTATCACTCCTTTATGCTGGTTCTTTTTCCTGTTTATCCATGTCCGCTCTAATCTTCAGGATCTCCATGTTACTTTTTGCGATCATGAATGCTTGCGGATCATGTACTGCCAGGTGTTTGGCTGTTTCTACCATTTCAGCGATTTCTTTCTTTTCTTTTTCACTCATTGCTTTTCTCACCTCACATTCTTTCATTGATTTTCTTTTTCTACTCCCTTAAGAAGTTCTTGAACCTTATTGGTTGGATCATTGCTTTCCTACTGGATGCATACAAGCCTGAAATTAAATCTGTGATTAACTACCTTTTATCATTTCTGTAATGCACAAAAACAGCAGCATATAAAAGCAACATCGTTCATATCGATCTAAGTTCAAGCTTAAAATTTTTGAAAAAAGTTCGTTCAATATCACTGTAGTAACAACAGCTACCGGCATAATTTTGCTATCTTTGTTTTTCACAACTATCACCTGCTCTTTCCGACCTGCCATCATCGGACACCAGGCGGTCATCCCCAGTGTGACGGCCATTACTGACCGTTTCAGCTTTTTATTCGAACGCTATTCCTTCCAGTTCTTTTCTACGTTCTTCCTTCCATGTTTCAACATATTTTCTGGCCAGCTCTTTCGTTTCTTTGTCCTTGATGTCATTAAGTACTTCATCGAATGCCTCTTCCTTTTCTTCTACACTGAACACGAATACTCTCTTTAGTGCGTGCAGAGCTTTTATGTATTTGTTGTATTCTTCTTTGATACAGTCTCCGCCAAGCAGATCTTTTACATTTTGTATCGTTCTTAATTCTTCTCCTACTTTGTATCTCAGCTCATCGTACTGACCTCTTGATTCTATTAACTTTTCCATTCTTCTTGCCTCGTTTCTTTGTTGACTTTTTACATTTACTCTCCTATTCTTTAAATGCAGGTGCTGCCATATCAAATATCTAAGGAGGGGAATTATGTTTCACCAAAAACCTTTAACATTTAAAAATTTGTCCAAACACAAAATTCTTAAGCATTTTCTCGAAACTGCAGACAACAATTGCATTTGCCGCTATTATGATGATCCTTATTTCCAGAACATTTCCAATGCTGTTCTATTGGACTACATACATGAACTTTCTGATGACGGATATTTGAAATCTAACATTCGTCATGTAGTGCTAACCGCAAAAGCCTACTCATACATGACAGACCGTCGCAATACAAGAATCAAAACTGTACTTCTCCATCTTGCTCGCCCTGTGTCTTATTTCCTTTCTTGGATTTTTGGCATTGCATCAGGCGTCCTAGTAGAGTATTTAATCCGGCATTTTCTCTGAGATTCCGAACGAATGTCTCGCGGCATATTTACACCACTTTTTCAGCTCTGCCTTATTGGGTGGAGCATATTTTTTTGCCTTCATGTAAAACAAAATTGCTTTTAATCCAATGTAAGTTGTTGCCCACCCGACAGTCCAAATGATAAAGAATGTAACTAAAATCATTGCTTGCACTTTCTCCCACATTACTTCTCACCTCGCTTTTTTGTTGTTTGTAAGGCAAGTATATGCCATTCAGTAGCATTTGTCAACACTTTATGTTGTTTTCATAGCTTTTTGTTGTTTTAAAGACTTTTCTATTGACTATTCGCTTCTTGCCATTTATAATCAAATCATGAAAGCGAGGTGAATCAAATGAGCGAACGTATCAAGAAGTTAAGAAAGGTTTTGGATTTAACTCAGCAAAAGTTTGCTGATAAATTAGGTGTAAAAAGAAACACCGTCGGACAATGGGAATGCGGGATAAATCGTCTTACGGATCAAGTGATTTTTTCTATATGTCGAGAATTTGATGTAAATGAAACTTGGCTCAGAACTGGCGAGGGTGACATTTTTGTTCAACGTTCTCCTGAAGAAGAGGTCGGTTATTATGTTGAAGATCTGTTGGAATATGATGGAAACGGCAACGCATTTTACGATGCGATCATCGAAATGATGAAGACCTATCATTCTCTTGACGATAAATCTAAGACTGTGATACGTGAGTATTTCAAGAACGTAGCAGATGGTATAAAGAATAAAGAGGAAAAGGCTTAAAGCCTCCCCCTCTTTTCTAAATACCTGTATAGGATAGCGTAGAGTTGCTGGATAATCTTGTGATCAGAATTATCCAGTTTTGATAATAAGATTTTTAATTCTTCCATATGTATCGCACCTCCGCTCTGTGAACATTTGTTCGAATTGTTCTGAATTAATAATACAACTTATGCATTTTAAAATCAATATGTTATTCGAACATTCGTTCTTGTTGTAAGAATCTTATTGTCTTGTCCTTCTACATATAAAACACCTACAAATTTTAAAACTGGCGCGTTTTTGAAATTTGTCCGAGAACTCGGACACTTATTTATAATCTGATTCGAACAGGTCGGTGATGCGGACTTTTAGCCCCTTTGCCAATAACTCCATGGTATCTAATCGTGGTATTCGCCCTCTGGACACAATGTCCGACACGGTTGATTTCGGGACGCCTGTAAGAATAGATACTTGGCGGATTGTTAAGTTTTTCTTATCCATTAGTTCGTCGAGTAATATTTTCATACATTAAGTATGTGTATTTCCGTCATTGTTATACTTGTAATTTTATGTAATAAAAATGAAGGTAGGAAAAATTATGAAAAAGAAACTGCTTTCCATATTTCTGGTTTTCGCAGTGATTTTATCATTTGCTGCATGCGGCAAATCTGATAAGTCATCTGCTGCTCAGACAACCTATGATATGGATGATTTTGGTGTTTTATACACCAAGACGCAAAAAATGTTTGCAAAAGAAAGTGCTGATTTTACTATGAAGGAATTGTCCAGTGACAAGGCTTATTCTCTTTACAAAAAATGTTCAAGCAAAACCGGGCTTCCTTTTAATCAGAAAATTACTTTAACTGGCTTTAAAAGTGAATCTGATGTTGGCTTTACAATCGAATCTTCCAACGGTAAACACGCATTTCCTTGTTACTTCAAGGATGGGGATCCTAATTTAAGTATGTTTATTGGTTCAGGAGACCAAATTACTGTTACCGGTACAATTTCTAAAGACTATAAGTCATATGGTGTGCTCAGTGATTGCAAGGTCACATCTCCAAAAAACATTACACCGAAATTCAATGATAACATAGATGATGTTATTGATAGCGACTCTACTTGTAGTGTTATTGAGGGAACCGTTTCCGATGTCGTTTCCTTGGACGATTTCGAAAATATGATCGACACAATGGGGATGTCGGAATATGAGCACGAGGATTACTATTTCGATAACGTTTTATACTTAACTACCGATGATCATCTTATTTTTGTATTTTATGATCCTAAAATCACCGGTGAAGTCAAAGCTGGAGATAAGATTGCTACTTTAGGTTCTGTAGACCCTCTGTTTGAATTGCAAAAAGCAGATGGAACAAGTCAAACCATGTGGGGGCTCGTCGGAAATGTTTATGATATATATGTCTTCGATAATTAATCAAACCAGAATATATGATTTATGGTTTTACCAAATTTTAATTATAGGAGAATATATGAAATATTTATTTGAAAGTAAGGAAGCTTTGGATATGTACTATGAACTTATAAAGGATCTTGGTGTAGACGCCGAGCCAAATGAGCAAAACGATTGTGTCTATATCACAGAAAAATTCATGAGTGAATGTTTCGAAGTGTACTTATCAAAATATACAAGTTAA